GCCACAGGGTCAAAAGGGTCAAAAGGGCGAAGTGGGAGGAACGGGTGGTACGGGTCCGACTGGTCCGACAGGTCAGAAGGGTCAAAAGGGTGAAGTGGGAAGCACGGGACCAACGGGTCCGACAGGGCCGACTGGACCTCAAGGACAGAAAGGTCAAAAAGGAGAAGTAGGTGGTACAGGTGGTACAGGGCCTACAGGGCCTACAGGCCAAAAAGGTCAAAAGGGTCAAAAGGGTCAAAAGGGCGAAGTAGGAGGTACGGGTCCAACAGGCCCAACGGGTCCAAATGGACCAAATGGACCAACTGGCCCAACGGGGTCTGCGGGCGGCACAGGTCCGACAGGCCCAACGGGTCCAACTGGGCCTTCTGGTTCTGCGGGCACAATAAATTCTTACACTTCTTCAAGCACATGGAGCAAGCCGGGCAGCGGTAGTATTGCAATGATCACTTGTATTGGTGGTGGAGGCGGTGGGGGAGCCGCAAGCGCAAACGCTGGTGGTGTGGGGGGTAGTGGGGGTGTTTGCACTACTAAATGGATTCTTTTGTCCGCGTTGCCATCTTCTGTTTCTGTCACTGTAGGAGCAGGGGGATCGGCGGGTAGTCAATCAAGTGCTGGAGCACTTGGCGGCGAAACTCTTTTTGGAGATTATGTTTTCGCTGCGGGCGGCAGAGGAGGTGAAAGTTATGATGGCAGCTTCCATTATCCCGGTTATTCTACAAGGACTTCCTTCCCAGCTAATTCTTATGGTAGCTATACTGCGGGAAATGGGGATCTTCAAAGAACAAGTTATGTAATCGGACAACAATATATACAAGGAAGGGCGGACAGTTATACCGTGTTGGATGCAGTAGGTCGAGGTACAAATAGCGGCACTGGCGAATATTACCAACAACGTCCTTATGGGCGTAGTGGCCTTTCCGCTGTTCCGGGGAGCGCAGGGAACGCAGGGACAGGGTATGGAGCGGGAGGAGGCTGGGGTTATCTCCTGTCAAGCGGTTATGCGGGGTCGCAGGGATTTGTTTCTGTTCTAGTATTTTAATAGCTAATAGTGAAAGGACACGAAGATGGCTATAAAAGTCGGCGGAACCGCCGTTATAAATAATAGTTTAGGATTAGAGGCCATTGCGTCTTTAGATTCAACATCTGCAACGTCGATAAGAAACGCGGGTGTTACTTTGGTTGACGTAGATGCGTTTACATCGTCAGGCACTTGGACAAAGCCTTCTGTTGGAACTGTTGCAATAGTCACATGCATCGGCGGAGGAGGAGGTGGTGGCGCGGCTAATGCCAATGCGGGTGGAGTAGGTGGAATAGGTGGTGTTCTATCTATTAAATGGATTCTGCTATCTGCGTTACCGTCTTCTGTTACCGTCACTGTAGGGGCAGGGGGTTCAGCGGGTAGTCAGTCCTCCGCAGGAGCCACGGGTGGTGAAACTCTTTTTGGAGACTACGTTTTCTCAGCAGGGGGTAAGGGTGGTCAGAGTTATGATGGCAGCTTCCATGATCCCACTTTAAACTCAAGGACTTCTTTTCCAGCTAATTCTTACGGCAGTTACACATCGGGTTATAGTGATACTCAAGTAACAGAATTTGTGATTGGAACCTCAAAGATAGACGGGCCTGAGAGTCCTAACACTCCTTTAACTGGATTAGGTCGAGGTACAAATAGCGGCACGGGTGATCTCTACAGGCAACGTGTTTATGGGCGTAGCGGCCTCTCTGCTGTTCCGGGGAGTGCAGGGAACGCAGGAACGGGATATGGAGCAGGGGGCGGTTGGGGTTATCTACTGTCAAGCGGTTATGCGGGGTCGCAGGGATTTTGCTCTGTGATTACAATATAGGAGATTGTTATGAAATATGCAGTGATTGAAAATGGAAAAGTTGCAAATATTGTAATTTCTGAAAGCGCCCTTGACAGCAATTGGGTGCAGAGTGATTCCGCAAAAATAGGTCAATTAGTGGATGCGGGTGGAAACTTTTCTGATCCCCCCTTGACCGCAGAAGATGTAAGGCGCTCTAGGGACGCTTCTTTAGAGTATTTTGTAGATCCGTTGCAAACCCACGTTTTAAAATGGAATAGCCTTACGCCAGAAAAACAAGCGGAATGGACACAGTACAGGCAAGATTTACTGGATGTTCCGCAGCAAGAAGGTTTTCCAGACAATGTAGTTTGGCCGACTAAACCAGAATAAATAAATTAATGGGGGTATAAATTCATGGTTAGACAAAATTGGCAGATGTGGTCGGGAGGCTTATCTGGAGATGAGTTGAATGTGGTTTTAGGGGCAGTTAATAGCCTCCAAACCACTCCAGCCACAACTTTTTGTAATTCTGATGAAACTGTAAGATCCAGTCAGGTTGCATGGATTTCTGGTAACAACGATGTTAAAGACATATTGTGGAAATATGTCAAAACAGCAAACGAAAATGCCTTTTATTGTGATGTAGAAAAAATTTGTGATATTCAATATACAGAGTATCATGCTGCAAAGGGTGGTCACTACGATTGGCATATAGATGTAAACTGGGATGGCGATACCCCTAGAGATAGAAAGTTAAGTGTAACTGTTCAGCTATCTGACCCGTCAGAATATCTAGGGGGTAATTTTATGTTTGGGGAATGCCCTTCTCCAGATTTAAAGTCTCGCGCAAAAGGAACCGTATTAGTTTTTCCAAGCTACCTTAAACATAGAGTTGAACCTGTGACTAAAGGTACAAGAAAAAGTCTTGTTTCTTGGTTTGAAGGTCCAAGGTGGCGCTAGTATATCAAATTTCTTTGCATGGGTCTGCTTATGATGCGCGGGGAAAAGACTGGAGTACTGTAGAGAAAGAGACGGGCTATGTTCGAGATACACAGTGGCGTGATCCAATACTTAACAGGCCTCTGTTAGTTACAGAGTTTGGTTGCGCTGTTAGCCACCTCAAGGTTTGGGAAAAGATAGCGGCATCTAATCGCAATGGAATAATCCTTGAAGAAGATGCAGTTTACGATAGCATTGACCCCAGTGCGATAGACACCCTATTGAAGGAGCATGACAGCGTTTGGTTGGGATACCGTCTTAATACTCTTGGCTATTGGTATAATTGTCATGCTTACGCTATTAGACCAGAAACCGCCAAGAGATTGATAGAAGGCTACAAGGATGCTATCATCCCTGTAGATGAGTGGGTGCCTGCCAAGCTAAAAGTTCAATCGAACTTTTTCTTTACACCAGAGGTGGTTAAGCAGATACCTAGAGAAGTTAGACCAAGCACGATTGAGGGGGAATTAATGCAGGTACATGTACTAACCGTTGGAACAGATCAAAGTAAAATGTGGGCTTTAGAGCAATCTGCAAAAGCGCACGGGATAACGTACTTAAATCTGGGACGTAATGTAAAATGGATGGGGGGCACGATGGAAGCCCAAGGCGGGGGGCAAAAGATTAATCTTGTACGCAACCATCTTGAATCTCTGCACGATGGGGATGTAGTGCTGTTTATGGATGGCTATGATTGTCTAATTAATGAAACCCAAGATGTTATATTAGATAGGTTTAAAGGTTTTGATTGCGATATACTTTTTGCGGCAGAGAAGGAATGTTGGCCCGTATCTGATATATCCAACAATTTTCCACCATCAGTCACTCCTTATAGATATTTAAATAGTGGCTTGTATATGGGAAGAGTTGGCGCTCTTAAAAACTTTTTCAACGAGTCTGTTGCACACGAATCGGATGATCAACTTTGGGCACATTCACGGTTTCTTAATAAGGAAGTTCCTAGCGTTAAATTAGATTATGAGGGTTACATCTTTCAATGCGATGACGACATTGAGGTTATCAACGGTCAACTAGCAAACGGCATGTGCTGCCCATGTATCTACCACGGCAACGGTGGAGATGACGCAAAGGTAAGATTTAAAAATCTTGCAGATAAATTTGGGTATGTAGAAGAGGCAGAGGTATTATCTCCAGAGTACCATAAGGATCTTGAGTACGAAGAGGTTGCATCAGAAATACTGGTGACGGACTTTATGTCAGAGGCTCAGTGCCAGCGATACATTGAAGCATCAGAAAGTCTTGGTCGGTGGGGTGAGCTTGATGGGGATAAATTCCCAGCGCAAGAGATAAGGCTCAAAGAATTAGGCTTATGGGACGAGATATCAGAACAATGGGCCGATAAACTCAGTAAAATATGCGAGAGGCATTGGCACCCAGAAGCGTACCTTGGATTGCGAGATGCGTTTACTATGCGTTATTCTATGGAAACACAGACAGAACTAGGGCTGCATACAGACGCATCGTTGTTCACGGGCAGCGTAAAGCTTAATGATAATTACGCTGGTGCGGAGCTTGTTTTTCCTAGGCAAGAGTTTACAAACAAGAATGTAAAAGTTGGACAGTGCATTTTGTTTCCGTCTATGGTAACACATGGACATAAGGTTCTGCCTTTGCGTGGGGGAAAGAAGTATAGCTTGACCATGTGGACCTGTCGATATGAGGGTGACTCAAACTAAAAACA